CCTCTTATTTTATTAAATGCTAAATAGTGTTTAAATGTTTCAAAAAAATAATTTGTTACATTTTTTGGTAACATATTATGATTTTTCATCTTTGTTTGATCCGCCCCATGATAAAATAAAGAATGTTCTTTTTCTATTTTACCTACTAATTGTTTATTTGCAGGTGCAAGATTATGATAATTTGTTTCGTATATATAGTTAATACTATTAAATATATCTAAAGGTACTTGATACTTTAAAATTGATTGACCTAAAAATACAAAATCAAACTTTGGGTTTTCCATGTTGAGTAATTTGTTCTTTCTCTGTGTAGCTGCTCTCTAGTTCACCAGATTTTTTAATTCTTTGTAATGATTGTAATTGTCCCATTACATTAAATACTTCTGCTTCACTTGAGTTTTGATTTAATGATTTAGCTTTTTCATGGTATTGCATACCATAAGATTCTAATTGGTGAACGTTAACATCTTTATCATTAAACGATCCATCATTAAATTCTTTTTTTAGTTTAGACCACATCTTAATCTCTCTCATTCTATGTCTTGCAACTTTTTCCATAGAAGCTTTTGCAAATATAGCCTCATCTCGATCTATTTGGTATTTTGTTTTCTTATATTCATCCTCTTCTTTATCAATCTTTTTTTCTAACCAAGTTATCTTTGCCTCGTTTCTTCTATAGTCAAATGATAAAGTCATAAGATTATCTAAATAACTAGACTGTTCTCTTACACACTGCCAATATTTTGATGCTTTGGTTGGATATCTATTATCTTGTAGTACAGAAAACCTTGCTTCTGTTTCTGTTCGAAACATTTGTTTCTTGGTCCATGTATCACGAAGCTCGTCTACCATACCTTTAAACGATGACAAATCTTCTTGTGTTAATAGATTATTTAAATGAGGTTCTTCACCTTGTATTACTTCTTTAACGTCTTTTTTCATAGCTTTATTCCTTTATAGTTTCTTCTTATATATACTAACTAAAATATATTACAAGTCTTAACTGTCTGTAAATGTTCTAACTTGAGGTGCACCTGCACCATTCCATTCAAAAGTTGTAGCTTGTTGAGCAGTATAATAACCACCAAATACTAAAGCAGCTGTAGTTCCACCTGTTCGTGAAGCTCCTCCATTTCTTTTTTGTGCGGGTAACGATGTTGTAGTTGTCCAATTAGTTCCATTCCAACTTTCTGTTGCTGAAGCTGTTGGGTTAGGAGTTCCTCCCGCAGCTATTGCAGCTGTTGTTGTACCAGATAACATCAGACCTGATCTTGCTGTGTTTAAGTCGTTAACTTCTGTCCATGCAGAACCATTCCAAAGTTCTGTTACGTCATAAGTTGCTCCGTTATTACCACCAGTAATTATTCCAGCTGTTGAAATTCCTGAACCACCTCCTTCATTATCTTTTCTTCCAGTGTTTAATGTTTGTGGACTCGTAGACCAATTAGTTCCATTCCAAGTTTCTGTTACATTCATACCTGACATACCACCACCTGCTACAACTGCTGCTGAAGGTGTTCCAAAACCAAAACGTCCATCTGCTGCAGTATTTGTATCATTAACTTCAGTCCAGTTTGTACCATTCCAATTTTCAGTTACATCTTGAGTTGATGCACCTGGATACACAACTCCAGCTATACATAAAGAAGCTGTGTTAGTGGTTGCTGCAGATGAACATCTTTCTCTTGCAGTATTTAAATCATTAACTTCTGTCCAACTAGTTCCATCATATAGTTCAGTAACTGCTTGAGAAGTTGGTCCTGGTGTTCTAGCACCACCAAATGCAATTGCTGCAGTTTGCGATCCGCCACCACCTAAAACATATCGTGCTGTATTTAAGGCTCCACCAGAAGACCAAGCAGCTGTAGCTGTTTGTGCTTCACCTTTTAAAACATTTGTTGTTGAGTTATACCAAACTTGTCCTTCAACAGGATTCGATGGATCTGATGATACTACTTCAATATTTGTTCCGTGTATTTCTTTGTATGTTGTCATAATTAATCCGTGCTTATTGTTCTTATTTGTGGTGCACCAGAACCTGTCCATTCTTCTGTGTTAGTTTTATCACTACCACCACTTGCTAATGCAGAAGTTTTTGTTCCTGATCCTGCTATATAAGCTCTAGCTGTTGATAAATCTGTTGTTTCAGTCCAGTTTGTTCCATTCCATTCTTCAGTTTTAGCTGAAGGAACTGTAGGAGGTGGGGCTGACGGATATGGTACTCCACCACCAAAAGCTACTGCTGCAGTATTAGATTCTCCAGCTCCACCTGCACCTACTCTTGCAGTATTTAAATCATTAACTTCTGTCCAATTCGTTCCATTCCATAATTCTGTTTTTGCTGTAACAGGGGGACTACCTCCAATACATAATGCTGAAGTTTGAACTCCAGCACTTGCCGGTGCATCTCTTCCACTATTCAAACTATTTACAGATGTCCAATTCGTTCCATTCCAAGATTCTGTTGCTGATGAACCCCCAGTACCACCATAAGCTAGAGCTGCTGTAATAATTCCAGTTCCACCTAAAAAATATCTTGCTGTATTTAAATCATTTACTTCTGTCCAATTACTTCCATTCCAAGATTCTGTTACTGCTACTCCAGGTGAACCTCCACCAAAAGCTAATGCTGATGTGTTATCTGCTCCTGCACCTGCTATTCCTCTTCTAGCAGTATTTAAATCATTCATCTCTGTCCAATTAGATCCATTATACGATTCTGTTTTATCTTGATTAGGTGGTCCTCCACCAAAAACTAACGTTGATGTTTGAGTTCCTGAACCTGCAGCTTGATCTCTAAATTGATTTAAAGCACCACCAGTAGCCCAAGCTCCTGCAGTTGTTACTGCTTCCATTTTTATAGTATTGGAAGTAGAATTATACCACACCTCTCCCGTATTCGGATACGTAGGATCCGTAGAGTAGGTTTGTATTTTACCACCATGTGTGCCTAAGTACGTAGCCATTTAAATTTATTCCTCTAATGTTATGTCAGCAGGTCGTTCAACGTTCTTAAAACCTTCAGCCGGTGCTTTTTGATCAGCCGGTAAAGCGTCCCATTCAGCTTGCGCTGCCTGAACTTCTGCATCAACAATCGCTTGAGCTTCGTCTTTTGTTTTGACTGCGCCCGCTACTTTAGCAATCCAAAGATTACCGTGTTTATTGTATGCAGGAACTTGCCAAACATTACCAGGATAGCCTACAAACGTGATTCTTTGAGATTCACCGTGATCAATAAATCCCTTTCCCCAGTTTTCTGCTACACAGTATTGATATGTTTTTGCCATAGTTTCCTCCTATTAATTAATCTGTTAATACCTTAGTTGTTTCTGAACTTCCACTCCATTCTTCTGTTGCTGCTGTTTGAGCAGTTGCAGTTTCTCCTGAAAAAGCTAGTGAAGCTGGAGTTGTTCCTGCTCCACCCATTTCTCTTCTTCCAGTATTTAAATCTCCTACTTCTGTCCAAGATGATCCATTCCACTCTTCGTTTACAGCTAATGCTGAAGGTGCTGGATTACCACCAAAAGCCAATGCAGAAGTATTACTTTGTCCTGATGATGCACCTTTAGATCTTGCTAAATTTAAATCATTTACTTCAGTCCAGTTTGTTCCATTCCAAATTTCTGTATTAGCCATTGCTGGAGCAATAGAAGGATTTTGTCCTCCCATACCAATTGCTGCTGTGCTATCTGCACCAGCACCTACAATTTCCCATCTAGCCGAGTTTAAATCATTAACTTCAGTCCAATTAGTTCCATTCCATAATTCTGTGTTTGCAGTAACAGGAGGTGTGTTTCCACCAAAAGCTAACGCTGATGTTTGAGTACCAGCACCTCCTAATGTAGTTCTTGCAGTATTGACATCATTTACTTCAGTCCAGTTCGTTCCATTCCAACTTTCAACAACTGCAGTATAATTTGTAGAATATCCTGTAAAAGCTAACGCTGCTGTGTTAGTTAATCCACTTGCTGCACCAGCAGATCTTGCTGTATTTAAATTATTAACTTCTGTCCAATTAGTTCCATTATATAATTCTGTTTTACCTGAAGCAGGAGGTTCTGATCCTCCAGCAAATATTGCAGCGTCTCGTTCTCCAGCTCCAAAAGGTAATTGTCTAGGTTCATTAACATTATTACCACTTGCCCATGCTCCAACCGGTACACCTGCACCTGTCCATTCTTCTGTTGCTCCAGTGTACGGACTTGCCTCTCCCCCAAAAGCTAAACCTGCTGTTGAAGTTCCCGCTCCTGCTATATAAAATCTAGCCGTGCTTAAATTATTTTGTTCTGTCCAGTTTGATCCATTCCATAATTCTGTTTCATTTTTAGCAGGCGGCCCACCACCAAATG